CAGAAGGAAAAGATCCAGACGATATTGAGGTTCCACTTATGCTTACTAATAACAGAGAGGTTCAAGGTATGAATAATTACGCGGATAAAGTTGAGCTTATCAACAACTCTAGTAAAATTAGTTTAAAGGCTGGTAATAAGAGAAACATAATGTTATATGATAACAATAGTGATTCAGATAGATTACAACAGTTTGATATTGAGCCTTTAAGTTCAACTAATCTTAGGGACATTGAAGAGCCGCTAAAGGGTAGAAGAACCGAAGAGCGTTACCAAGAAAATGTTAAGTTTAAATACATGGGTCGTCAAAATGCAGGAGACGACGGCTTAGGCAACACACACAAGAATGCCATTTACTCTAAGTTGTTTCAGAAACAAAACGAAATGGAAACTCAAAAGATGAAGGTTAAAGTTACTTTAAGTAGTTTTAACCCTGCATTGTATAAGTTCCAAAAAATACCGTTATTAATGTATCATTATGATGGTGTAAAAATTAAGGCAGCAGAAGAAGCACAAGCCAAACAAGATGAAGCGGGCTTTTCAGAACAAGCTATTGTACCAGACACTGGTGAAAGAGAAGAAGAATCTAACTCACAGGTAGTTGATAGATTCTTAACGGGTTTTTATATAATAGAAAATATTAACATTAACTATGATATAGAATCTGGTTTATCTCAAGAGGTTACTTTGATTAGAAGAGAGTGGCCAACTAAAGTTGCTGATTTAAAGGAATAGAAATCGAATATATAAGATATGCAGCAAGATTTATATAAACATGCCAAGGAGTTTAAAAAGGGAACTCAGCTTAGGACTATCAATGAAGATCCGACTTATTTAAGTTGGTTAATTCTATTTGAAAAGTCTTCTAGAGAATCTCCCTTATTTAACGGTACTGCTGAAAAATATTTATTAGAAACGGTAGGTGGTGATTATGGTAAAAAATTAGCTGCTAATTTAAATGCATTTAAGAAGCTATTATTTAAAATTAACTTGGAACTTCCATGGTTTTGGCAAACCATAAGTGGTTTAGAGCTTTCTCAACAATATAAGAATTTAGCAGAGCCATATTGGGGAGCGGAAGATCCTAAACTAGAGATAGAGTGTTTAGAAGAAACCGTTGATTTGACAGCTATTTCTTTGATGGATTTATATAAGAGTGCAGTATATGATTTTAATAGATGGATTGAAATAATTCCGCATAACATTAGATATTTTAGAATGCACATCTATGTTTCAGAGATTAGACAATTTCAACAAGATACACACGCTAAAGATTTGGATGCCTCTTATAAAAGAAGTTCTCCAGTACATAAAGATGCTAAAGAGCCTCAACCAATTCATGAGACTTTGAATCTAACTGCAAAGCCTTTTATCAAATTACAATTTGATTTTTGTGAATTTGACATTGATTCAATAGCGACAATGTATGCTGATCTAGGTAAAAACCCAGAGCTAAGAAAACCTAAAATTGCAATTAAGTGGAAATCTGTAACTCAATCAGGTTCAAAATATCCTAATGAGGCAGAAGTACAAGAAGGTCTTGGCGTTGTTGGTAATCCAAACCCATATGATTTCGGTCCATTTGATCCAAAGCAAGCTATCAAAGACGCAGCTAACGATAAACTAAAGTCTATTAAAGATGGCGTAATGGGTAAAATAGATAATTTCAAAGGTGCATTTTCTCAAGATCCAAACGGATTGGCAAATGTATATGGTAGTAGGCTAGGTGTAAGTGGTCCTTTGGCTAGTTTGGCTGATCAAGCACTTGAAAGCGCAACTGCAGCTTTATTATTAGGTAATGTGCACGGGGCCGGTGGATTAGGAAGTATACAAGATGCTATTTCTTCTGGAAGTGTAAACGCAATCGCTAACTTAGCTGGACAACTATTTACCAATAATAGTAATAATGAATCAGGAGACATGTCTCCAGGAAATATTTACCCAGCCGATAATTTTGTACAAGACTCCTCACCCGATGGTAATATTTCTCCTAAGAAAGTATATGATAACATACCTGCCGACAGTGACGAGCTTGGTAGTGATAATGTATATGGCGGAATAAATACAGGTGTAGATTCAACACCAGATGGTAACTTAAACGATAACGTACATGAATGATAAAGAGCTTTACAAAGACAACATTAGAGAAACTCACTGGCTTGGTGAGGTAGTTGTCAACGAGGATCCATTATTACAAGGAAGGTGTAGGGTAAAAGTTTATGGTAAATTTGACACATTAACAGAAGACGCTATTCCATGGGCCACCCCTATGAATAGAGATCAAGTAGGTGCTCATTCGGTTCCTAGAGTTGGTGATATAGTTGCAGTTAGATTTGACAATGGAAACATTTACCACCCAGAATATTGGTTTCAAATAGATCAAAATGATGATCTTAAGGGTGATGTTTTAGAAGCATCAGATGCGCCACATGATGTAATTAGTTTAGTATACGATGCAGAAAGAAACTTAAGGATATATCATTCTCCTGAAGATGGGCTAATCATTACACGAGGCAGTGGTGCCAAAGAAAGACCTATGATTCAGATTGATGAAGATGGTTTTATTAAAATTTCAACAGATGATAAAGTATTTTTAGATTGCGGTGATATTTTCGTTTCTAACACAGGTGAAAGCGGTGCAGATGAAACTGAACCAGCAGTGAGAGGTCAATCATTACAAGATTGGTTACAGACACTATTGGATGATTATAATGCACATATACACCCAACTGGAGTTGGCCCATCTGGACCTCCAATGCCACCAACACCGGCAACAGTAGCAAAATTATCAAGTACTCATATTAACTATCAACAAAAGAATAAGTAATTATGCCCGTAATCTGGCCATCATTTATAAGCGCTGCTGCCAATACGATCTCAAGCCATCAGTTTACAAAACCGGGCGGGTTAGCAACACAATCATACGAGGTACCTAAAGTTGGATCTGATCAAGTCGAAGTTTTTCCACAAACGCCTGAACGTTTACCTAAAATTTTAGAATCAGTAAAACCTGGAAATCCATTAAACGCAAACTTAGCCACTAATCCTTCTCAGTTTACTAATATAGTCAATACAAATCCCTTAAGCGGCAGATATGACTTTGGTGTTGCAATAGCACAAGATTATTTAGACGCGGTAAAAGGTGCGGCAATGACACCAGTTGGAGCAACGCATACCAACAACGGTGCGGCTGAAGAATTTCTAAAGAATGGATATGGCTTAGTATTTGAAAGATTATTAAAAGAAGGTGATATTCCATTAATGGATCAAAAGGATGAAGATGGTAATATCATAGAGATGGGAAAAGAATCACATCCAGATTATGCTGACCTTTGTCCTGAACCAATTGTACCACCAGATCCAATAGAAGAACAAAAGAAAATAGATAAGAAGTTTTCTAAGTTTATAAATGAAAATAAAGATAATCCTAAATATGATTTATATAAATTTAGGTTTTTTCAATTTCATTGCTTAGATGGCAAAGAATCTGCAAGTGATATTATTGATTTATTCGCAAATAGACTTTTACAGCAATTTGATAAAATAGGCAGCTTAAACGGCCAATTTAATTATATTAGATGGGCCACGAGTTTAGGTAAGGCAAATTACGAAAACTTTGTCGCAAATAATTATTACTATGCTAGTAGCCAATGGAAACAAAGATTCCCATATGTAAATGTAGAAACTCAAGTAAGAAACGATATAAAAAACGCAGGCTATGATAATTGGAAACAAATAGTAGATGGTGTTTCTAGAGTATTTAAAGAAGCAATAGATGTTGCATTTCCAGTATATGAGGTTACGGTTGCAGCGACTGGTAATAAAGGCAAATACGTTTATACTGAAAATGATTTATTTAAAAGACTTTCACTTGGTAGAAAGGCAGAAACTCCAATGCCATCTCCAGATTTAAGCGAAGATGTGCTTTGTCCACTAGATGAATATAAATGCCAAGTCTCTTTTAATAGAGAGCGTGATTTACCTGAACATGAAAGTAAAAGACCTAGAATACTGACCGACAGCGTCGTGGCATTCTTTTCATATGATAGTAGTACAATAAAATCCGTAAATCAATATTCTAGTGTAGGTAATTTAAATTTAGAAGAAGGTGAAGCCCCTAATATTGTATTAAGTGATAGTAATAAAATTTTATGGTGGGACAAAGATAATCAATATGTAAAAAATGAATATGTTGAATTAGAGTACGAAAGACATTGGGCTAAAATACCAAATGCAGTATCTAATATAAGTCCGGATGCCACTGACGCCAATGCGGTTTTAGATCAGTTTTTAGAAATAAATCCAAAAAACGGTGGAACTGTTTTTAAGTTTCAATACTTTCAAGCTGAAAAATCAAAAGAAGAAGCAGAAGCATGTGATGAGCAAGAAGAAGGTGCAGATATAAACTTTACATGGCCAGGTGGTGACCCATATGAAGAAATGGCAGCAGTTACTATAACATACTGGTATTTATGTATTGTAAAACCATTTGCTCCAAGTACACCGATGCCACCCGCATTAATTACTGCACCATTAACTGGTATTTATGTACCTATTTATTATGGTGGAAAAACTAGACTAGCTAATAACCTAAGAAGAGCTTGGAATTCTGGTAAATCATTTATGATTCCACCAACAAAACCACCAGCAACAGTTGTTGCAACTGCTTTGGCAGCGACATATGCAATGCACTTATTAGAATTTAAATTATTATATCTTGGAGGTATTCCAACACCTGCTGGCCCAGTGCCTATGGTAGGTTTTGTGCCTGTCGTGTTCTAAAAAATAGAAGGATATATAATATGTTACACTCTTAATATAAAAATAAATGACAAACAAAACAAAAAGGGCTAGAATCGGCGAAACTACGGTCGTTCTAGATGCAAAGAAGGTACAATCAGAAACCGAAACAGTAGTCGAAGAAAAGTCTAAAGTCGAAGAAACAGACGGGAACGAACAGTGGTACAATGACGCGGGAGAATTTCAATGGGATGACTACGAAGCTTCATGTGTAACAAGACTTAGAAAACCGAATCCACATATTAAAACTAGAAACGGAGATAAAGTATACTCTAGAGAAGTCTATGCTCAAGAGCTATATGACAAAATGGAGCAATATGAGTCTAGTGTTAACATGTTGCCTGAATTACAAGAAGGTGCAATTTATGAAGGTACAGTGTATGCTGTGACTTCAGATTGGATTACAGTAGATGTAGGATACAGAGAGTCAGTTTATATTAAGTTTGAAAAAGAACCTGAATATGTGCAAGCGCTTAAGCCTGGTGAAACCACATCAGTCTTAATTACAACATATAGACCTGGATCACATGTTGTTGGAAGCATCAGTGGTGGTGTTAAACAAAAAACATTTATGGATCTTAGAGATGGAGTTGAAAAAGGTGACACTGCTTGGGTGGGTACAGTTATCAACATGATCGAGAACGGTGGTTATATTGTTAATGTTCAAGGCATAGATTGCTTTATGCCAGGATCTTTAGCTGGAATCAATAAATTACACGACTTTAGTTCTATCATTGGAACAGAAATGTATGTGGTTCCTGTTAGTTTCTCACCAGACAGAGGCACATTAGTAGTTTCGCATAGAAAATATTTACAAGCTATGATTCCTACAGCAATAGAAGAATTAAAAGAAACTATTGATAATGAGAAAACAGGTCATGTAACAGGTACTGCTAAGTATGGTGTATTTGTTGAGTTTAATAAGTGTCTAACTGGTATGATTCACAATAATGATTTAGATGAAGAAACACTGGCTAAATTCAAAAAGAGAGAAATTCAACCAGGTGATGAGATCGCGTTTAAAGTTAAAGACATCGTAAGTGAAAAGAAGATTACACTGACACAAAAAGCAAACGTAGAGGTAAATCCTTGGGCAGATATTACTACAAGATACCAAATTCCATCTAATGTAACTGCTAAAGTTAAAACTAAAAAAGACTATGGTCTATTTATAACTATTGAAGATGGTGTTACAGGATTGCTACATGTCAGTGAAATAGGGGAAGAAACTATGTCTGTATTTAAACCCGGAGATGAGATTACGGTTCAAATTACAAGAATAGATGTAGACTCTATGAAAGTATTTCTTAAACTACCACAATAAGTTCAACGAGAGTGTGATATATAATCAAACGGTAATATCATACTCTAGATGCAAAAACTTAATTTAAAATCTACAAAGGAACAGATCTTGAACTCTGCACAAATAGGTGTAGAGTTCGAGTTCTATTCTAACCATAGTCTTAAAGAGACTCAAGATGCCTTGTCTAAACTTCTAAATAGAAAGATTCAATTAGAAGATAAGGCACACTCTGATTTCGTACCGGACGATAAAGTGTTTAAAATGGAACCTGACATGTCAGGTGGAAAAGGACTAATAGAATTAGTTACTGGACCTATTCCATATAGAAATGCTAGAATTATTATCGTTAAGATGTTAGATTGGATTGATCAAAATGGCTACACTAATGACAGAGCCAGCATTCACTTAAATATGTCATTTAAGGATGAATATTTAGAAGATCCTTTAATGGTCTCTAAAATGAATGTACTTAAATTTATTTTAGAGTTTGACGAAGCACAAGTTTATAATTTCTTCCCTTCTCGAGAAGGTTCTACATATGCAAAAAGTATTAAGTGGGTAATGCCAGCTAGAGATGCGTATTGGTATGATGATGATCACATTTCCCCAATGAACTTTAAATTTGCTAATTCTAAATATTATGGCATTAACTTTGAAAAGGCACAAAAAAATTATTTAGAATTTAGATATATTGGTGGTAAAGATTACCAAAAACAAAAGGAGCAAATTCTATATTTATGTGAAAGGTTTATTATGCAGATGTGGAAATCATGCAATGATAGTAGATTTTCTTTACAAAATAGAGTTGAATTAAAAAGAATTCTGAATAAAAATAAGCCGCTTATTGAGTCTTTAAAAGATTATAAGAAGTTAAACGAATATTTTCCAAAAATTCACGTGCTAGTAGATTTACAAGACAATGAACAAATAATTAAAGTTCAGTGGCCTAAAATAAAGGATAAAGTAATAGATTTAATTTCTAACGGGTCTATGGAAAAAGGACTTATAAATTACGATTCTGATTATGGAACAATTCAAATAAAAGACGGTGTATTTAAAACCATATACATTTTAGATGGCTACGAATTTATTGATTGTGAATTAAGGGGTAATATTGAAAATTCTGAATTTTATAGTTGTAATATTGAGGGATCAATGCTTACGAGGTGCAATCTTTATCAGAGCACTGAAGTAAAAGACAGTAAGATAGAATCTTGTTATGTGCACGGTAGTTCTACCGCGACAAATTGTTTTGTATTCGGAAGAGACGGTGTATTTAAAGGAAGGCTAATCGGTGGTATATACAGAGAAGGCTTTTTAGGAAAAGACGCTAGAGTTGGCGATACTACTGAGGTGGTAGTTAGTAAAAAAATAAAATAAAAGATGAGTTTAATTAAAAGCGGAAGCAATAATGATTTAACAACACCTAGAGATTTTGGTAATAATTGTCTAAACGATTTTTTAACAGAAATTGCAGATGAAATTACAGGTGCATGTATGTTGCCTGTAAACCTACCGCAAAAAGAAGTTATTAACATAATTAACAGGGCTAAAAAATGGATGTATAAGAAATATGAGGATTCTGTAAGAGAAAACTATTATCACATTCCATTCGAAGTATTTAACTCAGAATACTTTAAAGAAAACAGAGCGCTTAATTTACCTGCTCCTGCCCCTTCTGGTACACCAGGTGCTGGTGGAGGTGGAGTCTTTTCGGTATATGGTGTATATGATTTAAGTTCTGGATGGAACTCAGTCGGTTCGGGTATGGACCTTAGATTCCAACCAGGGGCTGACTTTGCATTAGAAAGAATGTTATTTAGAAACATGTACAATGGTTCTGGTCCAGCTGAAGCTGCAGAAGAATTACAGTACTACGTGCTAAACGCATCTTTAGCCGATATGTCTAGACAGATTCTAGAAAATCCAATTTCATATCAATATCAAAGATTGACTGGTGAATTAAAGATCATGGGTGATACACCTAAAGGTGATGTTATATTAGAATTGTTTGAGACTATCCCAGACTGTGCCCTATTTGACGATGAAATATTTTTTAGATATGTTAGTGCTAAAATTAAACAGTCACTAGGTGCTAAATTAGGCATCTTTAAATTTGCATTACCCGGTAATGTTGAATTTGACTATAGCGCCATTAAGGATATGGGCGATAGTGAATTAGAAGCAATAGAAGAAGAAATCAAAGGAGATGAAGGCGTAGACTTCATGTTCCATAGTTAAAAAATTGAGATACATATATAAATGGATTTTTATATAAAGACTTTAGGAGACCCGAATTATAATCGCACACAGGTTCAGACCAACGGTGAGATAGAACAACTCGTACAACAAGTTGAAACTATTTTATTTACTGGAAAGGCTGATGTGTTAGGGTCACCAGGGTTTGGCTGTGATTTAGAAAATTACATATATTCATTAGGATATAACGAAGGCCAATTAAAGGACGTATTAGATACACAGATAAAATATTACTGTCCTTTAGCACAAAAATATAATGTTGCTACTAAAGTACAATTCTTTAAAGGTAGCGTTAGAGATATTGCATATATTGATATAACAATAGACAGTAAATATCTTGTACAATTAAATATTAGATAACAATGGCTGAATTAAAATTTTTAAGTACATTAAGAACAACTGCGACGCAAATTAAAGACGATGCTAGAGTTTATATTTCTAGAATCTATGGCCGCGCTGGTACTTTATTTACAGAAGCATCTCCATTTGCACAGATACTTTCAGTTATGTCTGAAATTCAAGAACTGATATTATTTTATCTTGAAGATGCCATAGTGGAACAAAACATATATACTGCACAGCACGTCGAATCAATTTACGGTATGAGTAGATTGACAGGCCATGATGCTACAAGAGGATTTGCAGCTACTGGAGAAATAGAATTTAGATGGAAACCGGGTGTAGATTTTGATAAAATATCTGGCTCTGGAATAACAATCGATAGTAGAGCAGAATTAAAGTTTGATCTTAATGGTTTAACATATACATTGTTAACAGATAAAGACAGGTTTAGATTAGAAAAAAGCAATAGCACTAAAATTAGCACTGCTATTATTCAAGGTAAATTTCAAACACAATCATTTACAGGTGACGGTGAGCCACTACAATCTATTAACGTACAAACTGCTGGACTTTCAGATCATAGTAAAATAACAGTTAGTGTTAATGGTGAAGTTTGGACTAAACAAGAATCTTTGTATGATTTACATAGAGATGAAAAAGCATACTTAGTAAAAACTGGTATTTCAGGTGGACTAGATGTTTATTTTGGAAATACTGCATTCGGCATGAGGCCTCCAGTTGGATCTAAGATAGAAGTAGAATATGTTGTTCATGATGGCAAAAAGGGTAATATAGACGATTCTAATGATTTGACTTTAAAATGGATGGCACAAGGTGAAGATTCTGTTGGAGAACAACATGATCTAAATAATTTCTTAGACATTACTGTTACATCATCGCCTAAAATGGGTACAGATAGAGAGTCTACTCAGTTTACTAAGATAATGACTCCACTTGCTAGTAAGTCTTTTGTGTTAGCAACACCCGATAATTACGAATATTTCTTATCAAGATATGGTATATTCTCATACTTAGACGCTTATAATACAACAGAAGATCAATATTTAGATGACGATAATGTAATTTATATTTTTGCTATTCCAGATGTTAGAAAGAAACTAGCTAAAAACCAAGATTATTTTTCTATTCCACAAGAAGAAATGTTTTTTGATGATCAAGAGTATGAAAAAATGAGAAAGGTTTTACAAGACAGTGGTCAACAAATGGTTACAACGGAAGTTGTGTTTGTAAAACCTAAGATTAGAAAATATAGCATGGACGTAAATGTTAGATTTTTTGAAGGATTTACTAAAGACGAAATATCTAATGCAATCAGAAGTAAAATTGACGAGTATTTATTAAACGTCACAAGAAGGGATAAGTTACCTAAATCCGATATAGTTTACATATTAGAAGAAATAGAGGGTATCGATGCCGTTAATGTTAGATTTATTTCTGAAACTGAAGAAACTGCCAGAAGGCTTGGTTATTTTGAGTCTAAGACTGTTCAAGTGGTTCCACAAGAACCAGTAACTTTGGAAAATGTCGGAAATGGAAAGCAAAAATATGTTTTCTTTAAAAGAATTGAAGAAGTTAACACAGTTGAGGTAGACGAGACTACTGTAATTCCAGAAGAAGTTGTAGGATTAGACAGATGGGGCGATATAATTATGGAGAAGGAAGAGGTTGCAGTATTCAGAGGTGGATGGCAAGATAGAGATGGTGATGAAATAGTTGATGACGTTTTAATTAATGCCGAAGCTGCGCTAAGTATTAACTTTGAGGGTGAAGCTGTGCCTAGAACTATTTACACTAGATTACAAGCCGGTAACAGAAAGGCATTAAAATAAACTAACTACGATGAATCTATTTAAAGACTTATTAAAATATAACAAGTTTCGCACGTACGATGTTGCTAAAGAAAGACAAGATCAAAGATTGAATGTAGGAAATCAGTACATGGAAGAGAGATTCTTAAATAAGATGGTGTCTAAACACATTGTTAGAAATAATATTTTAAGAGATTTTATGAAATTTTTAGATGATGGTTTCTTTAATATTATATCAGGTGTTAGAAGAGTTAAAGCTTATAAAAATTTCACAATTAAAAAAGACGATAAGTATATTAGATAATGTATAATAATTTAAGATTTTTTAATGGCTTAGATAATGACTTGAATTTAGTTCAAGATGCAACTGGTGTCTGGAAAGGTAATCTATTTTTAGACGAAGTTTCTGTGCAATTATATGAAACTGTCAATCTTTTTATACTAGAAGAATGTAAGTATTTAGGTGATTTTGTTGCTAATACCCCAGTTGCTGAATTAGATGCAGACGTTAAGTTTGTTTTTAAGTGGAAAAAGGATACTATAGTTACATCTAAGGATATAATTATGTATGGTACTAAGCTAGAAGATGGTAAAATTATAGTTGATGAAAAGCAATCTCTAGAATTTGATTTAGAGCCATATTCTTATATAGATTCTATAGATTACAATTTTATAAAAGAAATTTCAACACCAAATCAAGTTGCAATGCAAGTAAACGTTGCACTTAGTTCAAATACAGCTGGACCACATAGAAGAACTCTTTGTGTTTATCAATCTATTGACAATGTAGAATTATTAATTGCTGAGATAGTAATATATGGTGAAGTTGTTGAAGAAGACGAGAGACTTAGTACTTTATTGTCAAACTTCGGTGCAACATTAGACGTTGGCGATTTTATGTTGTTTAAAACACACGACATTAGTGAAATGTCTCCAGATTTTAAACTTCTTAACAGTAAACGAAAAGAGTTGCTCTTAGAGCTGCATAACATTAAGCCATTTGTAGGAACTTACAAGGCTATATTAAATGCCATAGATTTCTTTGGCTATGATAGAATCACACTAAAAGAATACTGGCTTAACGTTGATAAGTCAACCGAAAGCTTCGGTAAAATGTATGCTGTGCCAGTACCAAACGCTTCTAAGAGAGGTGAGATGATCCGCAAAAGATTAAAGTTTAGTGTGCCAAGTAGCACAATGAAAAAAACCAGCAGATTTAGTTTGGTTTATAGAATCAACGAAACAAATGGCACATTTGATCAGTGGGATATTCCAAACGTAGAAGAGGTTTTTGATTTTACGCCCGAAGAAGTATTAATTAAATTATACGGATTAAAGAATAGATTACAAAAGGACTTTTTGCCACTAAATGCCAAGATAATAGACATTACCGGTGAAGGTGATTATTTTGCACAAAAGAATTTAAATGTATGGAATATACAAAATGGCGTAGGATTTTTTACAGAAGGTCATAATATAAAATTTGATGTCTATCCAAAAAATAGGCCTATTTTTATAGAAGACACGTCTATGGTTTTAAAAACATCTTTGGATCAAAACGACGATTCTTCTAATTATAATTTATTTTTAAACCTTGAGTATGGTACAGAAGGGGATTTAACACCTTTACAAAGAACAGAGTTAAAGAATATTTATGATGAATTCTATGAAACTTATTACGATACTGAATTACACTCTTATAACCAAAATATTCCAATCGGTGCTCCAATAACACTAGACGGTACAGGTACTTTCGATGACATTTGGGATGAAGCCGAATTTGTTTGGGACGACGCAGTAGATGCTAACGAAAACTTAAAAGTTACTTGGGATAATTGGTGGAAAAGATGGGTATATGAAGTTGAGTGGATTATAACTAATAAAGAAAAAGGTTATGATCAATCTTTTAGAGGACCAATTGATGATTTTTTAGTTTTTCCTATGACATTACCGTTTGTCGGTGATTATTCTGTAGAAATGAGAACTTACGATTTATTTGGACACAGATCACATTTTAGAATTGATGATTTAGTTGAAATTAGGTTAAAGGACTTAGAGCTATATGGCATATACAAGTGGAAAGAACAAACTGATTGGAATTCTAAAAAACTAGATTGGTCTAAATCAGGTGGTTATTGGGATTTTCCACAAGACAATACTACGACGATAGACGAAGACATCGCTACTCTTTATTTAACATTAGATAGGGCAAATTATGTACACAGAGAAGATGATCAAGGTGTTAGATTCTCAACAGTTCAAAGATTTGTAGATGTATATTCAGAAATAGGCTTTAGTGAAAATGCAGGGCCGTATCAATGGGACGAATGTTCATTTAGATATAGAGATAGCAAACACTTGTGGTGGGATGCTATGAGAGTAGGTACTGATTTGGCTTCAAGTTTTAAAATAAACGACATAAAACAAGGGGATGAATTAACTATTACACATGTAGATCCTAAAACTAAAGAAATTATAGTAGGATCTCACACAATAACATCACCTACGCCCACGAGCACTTTAGATTTATTTGCATGGAACGCTATATCTCAGGAATTAAATGAAAGCACTGATCCAATTATAAATAAGTTTAATTATAATCCAGTAATGGAAGATGTAGATGGCGTAGATCCTTTAGTTAGCGATATTTTTAGATTTATCATAGCAACTGGTGAAGAATATTCATATTCTTATGATTTTTCAGATGTAAGTATTAAAACAGATCCAAGCAGTACATCTAATGTTAGTGGCTTCAATCACAGTGTACACTATAACCCAACATTTGACGATACTAAAGTATTTAAGGATTATGCTGAGGTTGAAAGATCTACACATGTGACTATATCTACAGATATTTCTAAGTTCCCTGGAGCAAAGAATGCTAAGTGGACTATTAAGAATATAAGTAATCCAGAAATAACGGATATATACTATAATAATATGTGGCTGACGTACATATTCAAGCAACCTGGGTACTACTCAATAGAGCTTGAAGCAGAAGACACATATGGTAACAAAAACGTTGTAAAACGAAATATGCTAAAAGTAAAATAAACAAATAAAATGGCAAACATTACAGAAATCTTAGGAACTGACTCGGTGTCATCATCGAGACCAACTATCAATAATAACTTTGAGTTATTAAATGATGAGCTAGCAAGTGTTACTGCTCTTTTAAATCCGACAACATCGGTTTTAAGCGGAGTTAGTAATATTACTACTTCAGCTATTACAGTTTTGCAAAACAATTTAACTTTATTTCAAGTTAATTCAAACGGTGGAACAGTAGGAACAGACTTCACTTTCAATAACGCGATCACAGCTGCTGGTAAAGTAGTTAAAAGCGGTGTTGTTGGTTCGGCTGCAACTGCTACGACAATCTCTGCTCCAACAACTATTGAAAAATCAACATACTTTATTGATGCTGATTTTACTTTACCGGTTGCGGATGACGGTCAAGAGTTTATGATCATTGCAACGGCCGCAGCTAATTTATTAACAGCAGCGGGTGTTTCTTTAGGAGCAACTTCAATCGCGCTTGATGGACTTAACTCAACAGTAACTTTAAGATGTTTTGGCAATACGTGGTACGTAGTTAGTTCTCACGCGGCGACAATCAGTTAATAAACAAAATTAATAAAAAATAAATGGCGACTCCTTTAGTTAGAATACCTCAGCCGCAAGGCGGTACAATGTATGCATTCGCATCGGCAGCGAGAGACATAACTAGGGCCTTTAATAATCCTGATCTAAAATTTGAATTTAGTAAATATGCTTTACTAGATTTGCCGGATTTTACGCAATCAGTAAATGGTTCTAATGTTATTGATTATGAGCTTGGTTTAAAACAAGCGTCAGGTCAATCATATGTTGCGTCGATGCCAAATGTCGACTTCGCACAAACATTCCAAAATTATGCACTTAATCTAGAAGAGATTCTTTTAAAAGATGATGATTATGATCCAATCATTCTTCAGTCAGATGCTGAAAAAATCTTTTTTAAGTGGATGTCAAAATTAGGAGCAGTGGATTTTAGACCTACAGATTCTAATGAAAGCACAAATGGATTATATGCTGAAAACGACAACGCTATTTTAGGTGGAGCCAATTATGAGAAATTAGTAAAGTATCTAGGTACAATAGATGCTGAAAATGATGTAACTTACTCTGATAACACATACCATGAGGTCTACATTAACGTGCCTACTTCTGTGGGTTACACGCCATTGGTTTTATTTAGACCAACAAATTACAACACAACTGCAACCAAACTATATGCAGAAGATTATATTCAAGGGAGGGCTGGTCAACAACACCCGGATCCAAATATTAATATAGACGCTGTAGTAGATGAATATAATGCAGAAAGTGGACCATATTACGATATTCAAACTAATGCAACAAATTCTGTACAAATAGAATTTAATGCCGGTAGTTATGCTGCTATTCAAAATGATCCAAAGACACAGTCTATTTTAGATTTTTCTAAGAAGGGTCAAGATTTTAGATTTAATGCAGTATTGGTTTATTATGATCTTTATAGTGAATCTGTACCTGCAAATAGATCAACAAACTTATATGGTATCTTGATCTTAGATGATATTCAAGATGCATTTGGTCCAGGTACAAAAATACACGAGCAGATAAAGTATAAGCCTAATGAAGTAACTGGTCTTAACGGAAATGCTTATTCATTAAAATTAAATCTAAAGTTTAATTCTTCTTTAGATAATGTGGGCGTTGAAACGTCTATCAATGACTTTACTACATTTTCTATGGATTTATTCATGGATACAACAACTGCCCTTGAAAACGCAACGCAATTACTTTTAGAAGCAAATACACGATATTCTAGCATTGTAAATAGATTAGAAGAAATTGAAGGATTAGTTCTCAATTCTAGTGATAGTGAAGAACTTAAAGAAAGGTTGACAACTATTGAGTCTTCTTTCGAGGATGCTTCAATTCAATTACAAGATTCAAGATCTTTATTAGATCTAATTACTAAGGCACATGATAAAATCAATAGATTAGTAGACGGAACGGTTCCAGTTGAACTACAATATAATACAGATGTTATTTTCAATGGTATGGGAACACAAGTCGACAAGACAATTTCTAATAAGATTAAAATTAACAATACAGTATATGGTTATTCTTTAAATGAGGCTTGGTTATACAATATGGCAGCTAGCTCGTTGGCTGTTAAACTTAGCAACACTCAACAGTTTGATGCAAACGTAAACGGTCAAGGTGCAGATAAATATGCAATTTGGGCCAAATTAGAAGAGTACACCAATAGATTAAGCCTAACTAATTTATTGTCATCGGATCCTAATAGTGATCTGAATATATACATTGACGACACTTCTACTTCGTGGAAAATCGGTCAAACTTTTAAAATAGCATTTGATACGATTGATATGCAGGGTAATAACATTAAGATATATTCTGATAAGATGAATAGTTTTAATAAGTTAGTTGCTGAAATAGACGTTAGTCAACTTTTAACAAATAAACCATATATAGAGGTAACATGTGTAGATCCTACAACTTATCTCTTTGAAGCAGATATTTTAAGATAATATGAATACTAACAACTCACTTTCTAACACGCTCAAGAAGCTTCTTGAAATCAATGCTAATTCTTTAAAGATATATGAAAGAATTAATGAGGCTATAACTACTGAAACCAAAGATGTTCCATTAGAAATTTTAACAGCCGAAGGAACTACTAAGACAGTATATGTCCCTGCGTTTGGTTATATGAAACGTGAGTTAGAAAGGTTAGACACAAATTTAAAGGCACTTTCGGGTCTAGGAAAAGGAAACACTAAGATTAAACTTGCCGATGGGAGTTACCAAAATATTCTCACATCTACCTTAAAGACACCTGCAAATGATATTAATAGTTTAATAAGACCAGAAAGATTTTCTACAAAAAGTAATTATTTCTTTGAGGACTTTTTAAATCCTTTATTGACTACAAAGTTAGATGTAACTGGACAAATACCTAATGACACCGAAAGAGTTTTAATTAAAAGAATTATTTTTGATGCAACAAGTGATGTTACAGTTGAGTACTTTAAAAGTAACTTTAAGAATACTGAAGATTTAGATTATTTTACAGTTATTAGAGACATTGTTAACAACAACCTATCATACACGCTTGACGAAGAAGTCAGAGATTTACCGTTTAGAAATAGTCAATATGGTGGTAAATTCGATATTACGTCAATTGACACTATGAAGAAAGAAGTTGTCGTAGATGGTGTAACTAAGAAAAAATCTGTGAAATTAATCACAGTAGACAAGTTAACCTATTCTGATAACTTGAAAGATTTAGACGATACTGAACTACTTAAAACTGGTGATGAATTAATGCTAAATAGTGGTAATAAAAACACTAGATATAAAGTTACAAAAATAGATGGCTCTACAAGACAGCTAGAACTAGAATTAGTAGAGGGATACGAAGCTCTTAAAATAGGTGCTGACGTTTTATCAATATACAAATATACAAATTCTGAATTATCTGTTCAAGTTAATTGCGGATTTAATGAAAGAATATTGGTGTTTATTAAAGCTATCGACCCAGAATCTAATATGTTGGCTGAAAAATGGTCACCTGGTGTAGGTCTATATACTAATGAATTAACACTTTTACAAGAAGATGGCACATTTATTAGATTAGATGATTATTACAAAGAAAATGTAGCTGACTTCGGTCAATATATTAAGGCACTTAAGGATGACGCAATTCCACCAGCAACTGTGGGAGTAA